AGCATTGCCCCGTGCTTTTCGAATTAATGGGTCATCAAAGAAACCTGGCGCCTCTATTCGTCCATTCGCTACGGCTTCCATTAGCCACACTTCATAGATAGGCTGACAGAAATCACGAGCGAACCACTTACGCCGTAGTTTATATTCTTCCCAAGCCTGTAACATTGCTGCACGGCTTGCAGAATACGAGGAGTTGAAGTTCTTCATCAATACTTCGTAAGGCTGATTAAGTGCAGCACCTACTTGCTTGATGAGTTGTGTACTAAATACTTCAAAAGTAGATTGAGCGTTGGAAGCATCCACACTCTTAACATCTACACCTTTAGGCAAAGCATTTAATGTGCCAGGTCCTAAATTGTACTCTGATACATCAACTACTGGTTCCGTTGGATCATCAACCCCATTGTCGGCCAACATATCATTTAACGAGCCGGAGTTAGTCACGGCCTCAGTAAAGAATAAAGCAAAGTAGGACTTAATAATCGCGGATGTAAGCTCTGCATTCGTGTACCGATACACTTGCTTCAATGTTTCAATGACAGGAGCTAAATAAGGAACTCCTCTATACTGCTCCGGCCTAGTATCATTACTAATTTGAAGTACATTAGGGATACTTGTACGCTTTCCGTATGCCTCAACCCTTGCCCACGTAGTTAACAGGCTTGAAACTGGTTCGCCGGGTACTTGATTAGACACCCAGTAAGCTACAATTGCGCCGTCAGTATCAATTTCCACGCCATTCAATATGCGATTTCCGTTATCTGAATTAAGTACTTCAACTCCCGTTGGGTCGCCTGTAGCATACGTTGAAGTCGTGAGGGGGTTGCTTACTCTATTCCCTTCAATTAATTGAAGACGCAATGTATACGGCATATCT